CTTCTATTCGCAATCATTTTGATGTCATCCCAGTTACCTTCTCTATTTGACAATAGAAAAGAAATTTCTTGATCTATTTCCATTTCTGTTTTAACAACAGAAATTAAATAGATATAAATCCCAGGGTTAAACGGTAAAGAAACAAGCTCAATGAATCTGAGAGCTTTAGTTTTAACTCCCGTAATACGAGGAAGGTTTCTAAGAAACTCATCTTCTAATTTACGGTTTGTTTGCACTTTATCACGTAAGTCATTTACAAGAGCCTCTAAGAGGCCATTATAAAAGGCATAACGGATAAGTAATGGTTCGCGCATATCTCCATAAGAACACCAACTCAACACGCGAGTGTCCAGTTGGCTTTGGGGATGAAAGCAACCAGTTAAGCCAAACAGAGTATTAAAAGCTAACGCCATATGCGAGGTATAAGTACCTGGCAGATTTGGCAATAGATTCAACACTTGGCCGGAATTATCGAAATAACCTTTGTGGTGGGCTTCGTATAATAAACTTCCTAAGGCACCAGGATTTCTCGCACAGTTCAGGACATTACCTGGACCAAGCGGAGAAATCTCTCCAAAAGGCATCAGCCAACGTTTAGCAAATTCAACTAAATCATAAGATTCAATTGACTTACTAAGGTTTATACTGACACCTAATGTGTCCATTATAGACTTGTAATGTTCAGCGACTCTATCATTATTAATAACAATATCATCACCGAGCACACAGTACCGTTTAAAAGTGTTTACACTGAAACCGGCTCTTACTGCAGCTGCCTGAACTATAACATGATGTGTTACAGCCAACATACCCCAGCTCGAATAGGCACCCATAGGTTGACCAACTGAGTATTTAACATAAGCTTCTTTAAAAGAAGTTTTATGTGGAATACCTTTCAAGTTTTCTATTATAAACTTATCACTAAGTTTAAATAAATCTCCTGAAATTGACCATTGGAAATTCAATAAATCGGACCAGAGATCACCTCTCACGCCTAAAGCGTTGAGTATGTCTACTTGTATGGTTATAGGAATTCTATCAGTAGCAGATGATAAATCAAAACATGAAAATTTGTATCTGGGATCCCGATCTTTGTATAAACGAAGAAGAGGACCTCCTTGATCAAAAGTACCATCTATATCACTCATTGATTTAAGTGATCTAAATATACTATCATGTAGAGGTTTCAGGGCTAATTGGATCCACCAGTTAGTTATAGCAATAACTCTGGCATTTCCTGCCTGATCATATACTGTTGATAATTTTCCCATCTTAAGAGGTTGAATCATTCCACACGCTCTCATGAAAATATACAGTGGACCATACATTATAATAATGAATGTGAAAACAAGTATATACCAATAGCTCTTTGATACAATAGCAATTCTAACAAAAGTTAGAAGTTG